GACCAAATTTTATTAATTTTTCTTTTTCTTCATTTGTGTTGTCAATTGTTCCAAAATATATACATTCAGTATTCAATGGAAAATGAAGAATTGTAGCTTGTTCTACTGCCTTTTGTTTTTCTTTTTTGGAACTTTGTATTAATTGATGTTTTTCTTGTTCCTTTTCCAAAATAATATTTTCTTTTTGCTCCAATTGAAGTCTTAATTCATCGGTTTCTTCTTCCACAATTTGATGTAAAACATCTTCCATTTTCATATAATATTCGTGGATTTCTGATGCCTTTTTGGTTTGAGATTTCAAGCACAGTGATTTGAAACATTTTATTGTTAATAATATTGTTTGTTTGTTATGTCCACCATTTTGTTTGACAGAAGGTTCTTGTTCAGAAACTGCTTTCTCATCAGAGAAAGCAGTTTTGTAATCTATATCTAACTTAAAATATTTTTCTAGACATTCTTTTGCTCGAATTTTTTGACTAAACCCTAACCATTTCCATATATTATCTAAATCAACTACAAAATCTATATTTTTATCATAATTTAAATAACAATAAAAACTACTTACGAATAATTGTTGTTCAAACCCAGTAAAATTATCCTTAATTTTATTTAATAATTTATTATTATAAGCCTTTGACAGTTTAGAGATTGGATTTTTCTCTATGAGTTCTACAATATTTAGTTCTTGCATCTTATTATATACTTTATAATAGGATACTCTTTAAGTTGTTATATATGTTGAAAGCAGTTTTTATGAAAGTAGTGTTTTCTATTTTTGCTATACTTTTTTGAAAAGTATTACCATTTATTAGTTTTCTTAACGCTTATCTTAGGTCCCGCGCCTTTTTTCTTGCTTTTTGTAGGGTCATATTGTTCTTCTTCATCTTCATCTTTCATTCCTTTTGATAATTCCCAGAATTCTTTTGAACCTAATCTAAAATCACCATGATTATCAGCTTTATACCAAAAAACTTGGTCATGTAATTTGTTTGATTTTGAATTGTTATTAATCACCAAGCATTCATAATTTTCAGTACATTGGTCCATCACTTGACAAAAGCTCTCAAAAGTTGGAAACATGCCAGCATAATTTTCATAAATTCGCTTTCTGTTCGCTATGTAATTTTCTCTAAGAATAAAAACATAATCTATGTTGGTTCTCAGTGTGGGAGGAATGCCTAAAGGATATTGCATTGTGATGACTAACATGACCTTCCAGTGTCTCCCGTTCATAAATAGTAATCGCATCATTTTATCGCGAGTCCATGTAGCATCATATAAACAATCATCTAAAATTACAAATGCCCTAGGGTCAATAGTACTGCGTTTAAATGTTTCCATTTCATGTTTAATTTGTTTTAAAACTGTGCGCTGTCTTTTTAACACATTTTCAATAATAGCTGTATTATATTCGTTATGTACGAATAATCTTGGAACCATTTTACTATAAAATCCGTTTCCCTCTTCTGTTCCAGAAATAACTGTCCCAATAGGAATTTCTTGTTGATAATAAAGTAAATCTCTTACCAAGAAAGACTTACCAGTATCTCTCTTTCCAATTAAAACCACGACAGGTCCCTTATTTTCATTTGGTTTAAAACTAATACTTTTCATATCAAATTTTTTTAGTTCTAAAGTCATTTCTATTTAAAATATAAATTAAAAAATAACTCTTTTTACGCAATGAGAGAGAATAATATAACAACATTATAATAAGTTAAAAATACAGTAAATTTATATATTAATTAGCTAAAGAATGATAAACGTGAACTATCAAAAAAGAAAAAACCTTGAACTTTTTAAATGTTTAGAGAAACCTGAAACTCTTTTTCTCTCTAAAACACAAAATTACATACCTATTTATAATAAGTTCTTTACCTTAAATGATAGTAATTATAATAGCATTAATTTAAATAATAAATGGTACATTTCAAATGTTAATGAAAGTGATGAATATGACTGTCATTTATTTAATTGTAGGATTAAGAATTTAGTTAATAATAAATCAAAGGATAAGGAAGTTTTCTTTAAAATGGCTCCATTATTAGACCCATTTAAATATTTAATAGGTAAATACGATGTCCTTGATGAAAAATTATTTACACTACCAAAAATAAATTCAACTGAATTGGATTGTCATTCAAAAATTATTGACCAAAATAATTCAGCGTATGTTGATGGTATGTTTGCATTTTTATCAAGTAATTTAATTCATTCACATGGATTTACACACGGGGTTGATTATTATGGGTCATTTTTAGGCATTAAAAATAACTTTATTTTAAATGTATTTGATGACATAGATTATTTAAATGGTTCTGAATTTTTTAATAAAAATAAAAATGTATTATTTAAAATTGAGAATTATGAACATTTATTTCAAGATGAAAATGAAAAACTAAAACCTATTAAAATTCAATATAATTCAAGTATCAAATCGCAAATATCAATTAAATCTTTTGACAATGAAATTTTCGAAGATGTATTTAATGAAAATATTATAAATATTTCTGATTTACCATCTGATTTAATAGATTTAACAAATATTAATATGTTAGAAGATAAAGAATCTAATCAATCTGTTACATTAAGGTCAAATTCAACTTGTTCATCACGAACATCATATACTGAGGATGGTGAAGAACATGATGATTGCGATGATTGTGGAAAAATTGAAAACTTAGATACTAACAATTTGGAAAACGATTTGGAAAACGGTGAAGAAAATGAAGATGAAGATGATGAAGAAAATGAAGATGAAGATGAAGATGATGAAGATGATGAAGATGATGAAGAGAAAATAGATGTAACTATTCCAAAATTTCCAGTTCAAGTTATTGGAATGGAATTTTGCGAAAATACATTTGATGATTTAATTTTAAATAGTGATTTATCAAAAGATGAATGGTATTCAGCATTCATGCAGATTATTATGATTTTAATTACATATCAAAAAGCATTTAACTTCACACACAATGATTTACATACAAATAATGTTATGTATAATGATACTGATAAAAAGTTCATTTATTATTGTTATAAAAAGAAGTACTATAAGGTACCTACATTTGGTCGTATATTCAAAATTATTGATTTTGGAAGAAGTATATATAAATTTGATGGTAAACTTTTCTGTAGCGATAGTTTTCATCTAGGCGGTGATGCTGCTACCCAATATAATACCGAACCCTACTTAAACGAGAAAAAACCTAGATTAGAGCCAAATTATAGTTTTGACCTTTGTCGTCTTGCTTGTTCAATATTTGATTATGTAGTTGAGGATTTTGATGAGATTAAAGATTTAAGTAAATGTAGTGACCCCGTTAAACGTTTAATAGTTGAATGGTGTTTGGATGATAAAGGTGTAAATATGTTATATAAAGGAAATGGAGTAGATAGATATCCTGACTTTAAATTATATAAAATGATAGCAAGATGTGTTCATAATCATACACCTCAAGCACAATTAGAGAGACCAGATTTTAACGCATATTCTGATTTTAAAGGTGAAGTACCTGCAGATGTAATTGATATTGATAAAATTCCTTCTTATATTTAATAATTTAGCAAGAAGATTATATTTTTTGCTGTAAGTTCATAATACAATTATATTTTTATATATTATGAACGATTATGGGTTTATTATTACAAGACATGTAAATTCTGAAAATACTAACAGATATTGGAATCATTCTATAAAATTATTAAGATTTTTTTATCCAACTAAAAAAATTGTTATAATTGATGATAATAGTAATACTAATTTTTTAAAAGCAGATTATGAGTATAGTAACGTAGAAATAATACAATCCGAATTTCCAGGAAGAGGTGAGCTTTTACCTTATTATTATTATATTAAAAATAAGTTTTTTGAAAATGCTATCATAATACATGATAGTGTATTTTTTCATAAAAGAATCAATTTTGAAGTTTTAAATGGTACAAATGTATTACCATTATGGTATTTTAATTCAGATAATGAAAATGAATTTAATACATTAAAAATTATAGAAAATTTGAAAAATAAATTTAACATTGAAGATAAATTTAAACATACATCTTCTAATATGTTCAGTATTATGCTCGATACTAAATGGTATGGATGTTTTGGTTGTCAATCATATATAAATCACAATTTTCTTTTACTTATAGAAAATAAGTATAATATATCAAAATTAACAAAAACTATAACAAATAGAGCTGATAGATGCTGTTTAGAGAGAATTATGGGTTGTATATTTTCTACAGAATGTCATAAGGTAAAAACATCAAAATCATTATTAGGTAATATATGGAATTATCCTTTAACCGGAAGATATACTTATGATATGTATGAGACTGACTTAAAAAAAGGCACTGTACCAAGGAGTGTGGTAAAAATTTGGACAGGTCGTTGACACTAAAAGTCTCCATCGCATTTAGTATTTAATTATAATTCTAAATATTCATACCAATATAATAGCAAATT